CAACACGGCTATAGAAGCTACTGTGATAGCCGGTTGGTTCCGGATGGTTTGCAGCAACGGCCTTATTGTACCGGCGTTTGAAGGTAGTGGGTTCGTAAGCAAACATCGGCACTTTGAACGTTCAATCGATACCCTTGTTAACGAAGTAAGCGAATTCGAGTGGAATGTTAGCAAATTCCGAGAACTTTTACACAAGCTCGTTAACAAACCGATGTCTAAAGACGAACTCGACAAAATCAAAAAACAGATGCCGAAAAAATACGGCAAGGAACTCGATGAAAGTCAACACGACAACGCGTATCACGTCTTGAATTTCTTGACGTATCAACAAAACCACGAGATGTCACTTCAAAGAAGCACGGTCTTACAGCCAATTATCGAGCAGATAATTCGGCTGGCAGCTTAAAAGTCGAAACATCGTCCGCTACGGGCAAATCGTCCATCCACAGTTTCCACCGTGCGGACGGTGTCGTGTAGTGTGGCAGACTACGCCTGATGAGATAGCCGATTCAAACCACTAATAAGGAGCTATGAAAATGAGAATGAAACTTGCAAGAATCAAAAAAATTGGGAATCGCATTGCAGAAAAGTACCGGATGCCTCATATCATCGCGGAACGTTATCACTTTACCGATGGTCGACCTTACGTCGAGGTCCGCAGTGAATTGACACTTGACGAAGGCGGTAATGAGTTTATCGATGCAATCTGGGAAAAACTCCGGTACTACGTACAAGCGATGGGCGGTTGTGTCTATCGCGTTTATCAAGGCTGAAATCAAAACCACTAAGCAAGGAGAATCGAAAAATGTTAGTACCGAAAAAGCACGACAAAATTGAATTACGCATTCGCAAACGAGCACGCGGCAAACACTTTCAGGAGTATCTTTTTCACGCCCGGATTTTCAGCGTGAAGCAGTTGCCGGATTACTACCTCGTGACGTATATTCCGATTGATGTACGCGAAGGTCAAGCCGGTCAATTCTGCCTTTACAAAAACGGGACGTGGCCGACACGCGGAATCGTCGGAATGAACATCATTGAATTTGCAAAAAAGAGTAAACGTGCACCGAGGTTCACGAATCCGGAATTTGTAGTTGTTTGAAAGGCCGGCGGCAGGAAATGATGCGGTTTGATAGGCCGTCTATCGCTGTCCTCGTAACAAATGGGGTAACAGTCCATCAATCCTGTCAGCCGGGTTCTTATGCATATCAATTCCTCCGGAGCCAGATTCTTGCGTATCGGAATCTGGCTTTTATAGCGGAGTAGACTGGAGTTGGTTCCAGCACGGTCTCATAAGCCGTTCGACGCAGGTTCGAATCCTGCCTCCGCTATTGTGTTTCTCTCCCAAGCGAACGAGTTATCCTTTAAGACGTTTGAATTCCTATACCCGATTTTAGGCAGTCGGTTTCTCGGACGGTGACTCGTTCGCGGCAATCAATCCTTCCTCTCCTCCTAAGCAAGCCAACAAATTGTACGTGTTGGCTTGCTCGAAGTCAGTCGGCGTGACCCTCCGGCTTTTATCACCACCTTATCAATCGCGGAGGGTCAGCCGTTTATAAATTTCTAACCACTTTTTAAGGAGAAGCAAATGGCAAAAAACAAAAGTAGAGCAGCAAGATTCGGTGAAGCGGTTTCAACCGTGCAAGAGGCTAATAGTGAGATTGAAAGTGTCAAAGAAGAGCTTGAAAACTGGCGTGATGGTCTCTCCGGAACAAATCTCGAAAATACCGAGAAATTCAAACAGTTAGAAACTGCTATTGAGGGACTTGACGAAATAATTGATACCCTCACGAATGTTTGCGACGATGCAATGAATATCGAAATTCCGACACCATATAATTAGAAATCACTATTAAGGAACAAAAAAATGAAAATTCCATATCTCGATTTCAATTTCAGGAAAAAATCGTTAGCGTTGATTGACTACGCGAATTCAATTATCGCGGAATATGAAGCGGAGGGTTACGACCTGACATTACGACAGTTGTACTATCAGTTCGTTGCTCGAAACATCATTCCGAACACGGACAGAGATTACGCGAATCTCGGCTCAATAATCAACAAGGCTCGTCTTGCCGGACTGGTTGATTGGGATACTATCGTCGACCGAACAAGACCGAAACGAGGCAACTCTCACTGGTCAGAAAGTCTGGGTTGAAAAAGACGCTCTCATCGGTGTTGTCGAGCGTGCGTGTACCGAACTTGACGTGCCGTTTCTGTCATGTCGCGGGTTTGTAAGCCAGTCTGCTATGTGGCAGGCAGCTATGCGAATCAAACGGCAAGGTCGTGATACGGTGATTATACACCTCGGAGACCACGACCCGTCCGGTATCGATATGACACGTGACATACAAGACCGTCTCGACATCTTCGGTTACGGCGGTATTGTTGATAGAATCGCGTTGAATCTTGACCAAATCGAGCAGTACAATCCACCGCCGAATCCTGCAAAAGTCAGTGACAGCAGATATGAAGGGTACGTCGCTGAGTACGGTGAGGACTCGTGGGAACTCGATGCTCTCGACCCGAAGGCAATTAACGAGCTAATCACTAAGGCTATCAACGAATATACAGACAAAAAGAAGCGTCAAAAACTGATAACCAAACAGGAACAATACCGTGACAAGTTGCAGTATATCGCGGATAACTGGGACGAAGTTTCGGATTTAGCCAACTAAGGGGTGGTTTACCCAACCCCACTCCTTAATTAGTGGTTGCCGGGGGCGTGTATACGCCTCCGGTTTTTTATTGAGGTATGAAAATGATAGAGAATAAAGAATCAGATGTACAAAAAATGTTTGATGTTTATTCCAGAGGTAGTTGGGCAACAATGAATTATACGGGAGAGAAAGTATCACACGCTTGGTCAGCTTTTTGGTTTTTGCTTATTAGTTCCGGTTTTGCTTTTAAGAAAACGGATTTAATATTAATAAGGGAAAAGTGCTCTTGTTGTACGGGTTCAAGATATAGCCCATCTTGGTATGGAGTCGATGAAGGTCATTATTCTTTGGCTGTCAGATGTGGAAATTTAACTTTTGCTTATGCCTACGAAAAACTCAAGGGACGAATGCCCTTTATAGGTATCGGTCTTGATTACCACGATTGTTGGCCCCATTTTTCTAATCACGCTACGCAAGCCAAATCCGCTGGTCGATTAGTTAAAGGGACAGAGTTTAGCTGGAAAGGCGAAAGGGTAATAGTTACGAACTTCAAAGATGATGTAAATTCCCTAATTGCTTGTGCATACCATCCAGACCCAAAAGGCCATACACCTTCTAAAATAAAAAGGCGATTCACAATTTCAGCTAAAGATTTCAAAGAAGAAATGAGCAATAGGCGGAAACTACAGAAGCAATGAAAATCTTCAAAAGTCTAATCGCATTGGTTTTTAGTTATGCGGACGATAGGTATCAAAATGACCTGTAAAGAAATTATGCTGCACTATCACGAAGTCCTGCCGTTCCCTTGGACACCGGAAAAAATAATAAACGCAGAACACAACATTGTAGATTTTCTGATAAATTTCGGCAATGACTTGGCAAAAGCCAGTGACATCGATTTTTATCCGCAAGCCCAAAAAATCCTGAAATCAGTGGAGAAACTGAAGGAGGATAATCAAAATGTATAAGAGAAAAGTTTTTGAATTACCAATACACCCGTCACGCGGCGAGCAGAAAATCGTTATCGAAAAACCGGACCCGGAAAGCGTCTGGATGCTCGTTATCGAGGACGACAAATACAAACCGCTTGCCGGATTAACCGACGCGGTTCAAACACCGAAAGAGGTAATCGATGAACTTCAAAAAGAGTACGGGAACGATGTCGTCTATCAATTTATGGCGAATGGGTACTCACGTTGCGAAGCGTGTGAACCGGTAGGATGAAAAAGTTAAAAGAAAACCGACTTGTAGTCGGTGACGCGGGGTGGGCGGATTGCATACCGGATTGGCTTTTAGAGGAAATTAAAACAGAGAGGATGGTACTCGGTTTGGTCGCAATAGGTAATGACGAATTTTCCGACGTTGATAAGGTTGGTGACGCAGAGATTGTCGCGTATCTTATGACGGCAAGTTTCAGGGCACCGCTACCTCATTATCTTGCAGAAGTCTATTTCTACGTGACAACTAAAGTGATGGAACGTAGAGGTGCGACCGTACCTCCGGAGATTCGAAAAACCGAACTGTCCAAAGATGAGGAACGCGAATTGAAGGAACTGAAATATACAATCTACCGGGCACGTGGCGGAGATATACAACACCCGGTACTCAATGCTCTGAGGGATTTGAAAAAAAGATGCCATAAGCGACCTGCATCAAAAAAACAGGCTGAAACATTGTTCGATATGTAAATCAATCACTAATAAGGAGGTTCAAAATGGCGAAACGTAAAGTTACGTTTAATGTTACTAACGACAGAAAAAAGAACAAATCTAAACTTGTGAAACCTATCAGACGCGAAACGGATTTCACAATTTTTTATCGCGGGGAAAATCGCCCGGTGATAGTTGAAATCAAACCGCCGGGAATGATTATCTGCCGAATCAAGGGAACGAGAAAAAAATACACCATTAGAGCCGACGCTGTGATATGGCGTCTGGCAAAAACCGAGGCGTTTGAAAATGGCAAAGACAAAAAGAAAAAAAAGAAAAGCAAGAAAACCCAAAAGCAAGGTCGAAGGCGTCTTTAATCTGCACGTCGGTTATGACATACCGGAAGGAAAATGCGGAGATTACGAAATCACACACGAGCCGTATAAGGCCGGAGACGAGTTTTCTCTAATCGATGCTCGTACCGCGATAATGACCGGTCGACCGCAAAAAAAAGGCCGTATGCTCTCCGACGGTCACTTTCATTGCTTATCTAACAAAGACGGCGTTTGGATGAAAGATGAACCGCGTGAGATTGAACAGGCACAGAATTTTATCGACGTAGCGACCGGACGAGTTCTTATCGGCGGTCTCGGACTCGGTTATGTTGCTCATCGAATCGCCAAAAAAACCGAAGTCTCCGGGATTGTCATTGTAGAAATCGCACGCGAAGTTTTCGAACTTGTTTGGAGGCATTTAGGAATCAACGATAAGGCGTTGTTTCATTGCGGAGATATTTACGGTTTTCTCCGCGATACAGACCTGCGGTTCGATTACGCGTATTACGATATTTGGCGTAGTGACGGAGAACGTACTATCTTCGAACACATCTTGCCGTTACGAAAAGCATCAACGGGCATCATTCCGAACGAGCATATCTATTGCTGGAATGAGGACGTTATGTACGGTCAAGTCATAACTGGTTTAGCGTCAACGGTTCAAACTCAATTCTACTATATGCGTAAACGAAAACTTGCTGAGATTAAGCACATTTACGGATTGTACGGTGCTCTAAAAGTTCCGTTCTGGAAAGAAATTATTGACCGTAAACTTAGCAAGGAAGCTGCGTTGAATTATCTCTTTCACGATTACCGCGACTTGTTAGGCTCAATGGAGATAATCGAGAAGATGAAGGCGTGCGGATACGACGAGACCGGGGGGTTGTTATGAACGGTCGCAGGATATATCTCATCGTCTTTTGGCTGCTCTGTTTTACCGCCGGTTATTTGCTCGGTTTTGACGACGGCTCTTTACACCGTAGGTATAAGGCGTCTAACAGTCGATTCTGCCGTCAAACGCCTACCTCTGAGACTAATACGGACAGAGAAAAGTTATCAAGGTCGATTTACGTTGTGATGGCTTATTGTCCGTGTAATCGTTGCTGCGGTCGATGGAGCGACGGGTATACCGCGTGCGGTCATAAAATCCGGTATGGAGACCGTTTTGTGGCCGCACCGGTAGAGATACCATTCGGAACGATGCTCCGGATTCCGGGATACAACAATGCAGAACCTGTACCGGTACTCGACCGGGGTCCTGAAAATCATATCGAGGTTTTTTTCAACAATCACGACGATGCCCTCCGTTGGGGCGTCCAGAGATTGGACGTTGAAATATGTCGGTAAAACTACCGAAAAGGAAATGGAACTATCCGGATGACATCGACGTTCTCGACGAACTCGATATTTCTACTTTGAAAAAACTTTATCGTTATCTGCCGAGAGCAAAAACGGAGCACGAACAAAAAATCATTCAAAAAATTACGGACATACTTGTAAGTGAAGGAGAACTTTAATGCGAATACGATGGCTGATTGAATGGTTATCAGAAAAATTAAGGACATATCAGAAATCGAAACCTGACCCTCAACGCAAATATCGTGTCATTTACAAACATTCGGAAAATTACAGCAGTCGGATTGTCAGTCAACCGGTCTCGAAAAACTTGGCTAAAAGTCTGTTCGGGATTCACCACAAGGATGCTGTTGAAATCGTCAAAATCAAAAAGAGAAGGAGCTTAAAATGAAGGCAAGAAATCAAAAACTGTTCGAACAAAAATTAGGAGTGCCGCACGTCTCTCCGGGTTTAAGAAATCTTTTAGTTGAATGTATGTGCGATAGTACTACTCGATATGCAATCAATCGGGTGTTCATAAATAAAACAACGTTTGCGGTTTCGGACGGTCGTCGTCTTTTAGAACTCAAATTAGAAAACAAATTCGAATCTGGATTGTATTTTCTCACGAAGGACGGCTACTGTCTGCTCGATAAAGAAGCGGAAAAGTTCCCAAAATATCAAGATGTTTTTCTGAAACAAGAAAAAGAGATTCTCGAAAAATCCTGTCTCGGTATTGATATTGGAGCGACGCTGAATCTTGTTCTTTACGAACTACACCGAGCCGATATGTTTTTCAATACCGAGATGCTGCGAACTGTAATTGGGCTGATATTGAAACTTAATGCGTCGCTTGAAGATGTCCGAATTTCAGTAGCAGCAAATACACCGGCAGAAAAACCATTCGTAATACGCGGAGACCTAAAATACTTTGACGGGACCGTTCCGAAAACCGGCAGTTTGACTTATATACAAATGCCAATGAAAAAATAAGGGGAATTATGCAAACCGAAAAACCGACGTATCACACGACACACTTAGGTTGCTTCGACTTCTGCGGATGGGCTTACTATCTTGAACATATTGTGGAGGAACGCGAACTCGGCAACTTCTACACAACCGGCGGTCACGGCGTACACACCGCAAGAGAATTGAATCTGCGGCAGAAGATAAAGTCCGGCGTCGATATGGACTTAACTCGGATGCTCGACTGTGCTCGTGACGAAATCAACCGACGTGTTGAGGAAGGATATGTCGATTTGCAAAGTGAGCAGCTTGCCGGTCTTAGCAAAAGTTCTGCCGCCGGACGAATCATAGACCGGACGGTCAAGATGGTCGAGATTGACCGGCGTAACCTGCAAAGTACGATTCAGCCGACCGAGGTCGAAGTAGACCGCAAGGTCATACTCACTGATTGGCCGTTCAATATTGCTCTCCGCTTCGATTGTCTTGATACCGAGAATTATATCGACGACTGTAAGACAAGCAAGCGTAAGTGGACGCAGGAAAAATCCGACAGCGAATATCAGCCGAGCATCTATACTCTCGGATTCCGTGCATATCAAAAAAAAGACCCGACCGGATTCAGACATCACTGCGTAATCTGTACGCCGTCCGGTCGAGTTAGTGCATATCCGCTAATCACGCATCGGGACGACAAACAGATAGTAGCGGTACTCGAACGTATGCTCGTAATGCACGAATCAATCAAAGCCGGTATCTTCGCTCCGGCTCACCGGTCAAGCTGGAAATGCAGTCCGCAGTGGTGCCGGTTCTATCGTCACTGCAAATTCGTGGGAAAATAAAATGGACTTTCAAAAAATCAAGGAAAAAGTCAAGTGCTGTGCGTGCGACGGTTCTCTGTGATAACTGTATCAAAGCAAACAATAAGGCGAAATATGCGGTCGAATGGGATAAAGAACTAACAGGTGTAATATATCACGATGTCAACGAACTTGCTGATATAAAAGTATGTAAGAAAAGGCACTTCCCAAAGCCGTCTATAAACTGAAAAAAACTCTGCGGGGGGTTCAATCACTTTACGGAATGTTAGAAAGGAGTCTACGCACGTGGAACCGAAAAAGGAAATCAAAGAGACGGGTACACTCGTCAGGGAAGTTTTACGCTCAGACATTAAAGCCCGGAACTGCGATAAGTATCTGTGCTTCCGGGTCTTTCAGAAAATTTTAGGTCAAGATGAAAATCTGCCGTGCACGCTTTGCCGAGATTATGATTTGTATAAAACTGTTAAATGTCCTGATTGTGGCGGTCTCGGTTTTCTCTTGCCGAACAATATCACTGTCACGCTATCGGACTTAATGAATCTGCCGTCACCGGAGACCATCATTCGAACACGAGCGAAGATCCAAAACATCGAACATATCTATCTGCCGACTATTGAATTAGTCCGTCGCAGACGTCAAATCAAAGAGGAAGTCTACCGGCAATGGGCACAGACAAATTTCTGAGGTGAAAAATGGAAGGAACAAAAAAACGAAACTATGACCGGGCGGTAGCAACTTTTGACGCGGCTCAAGACTTGGCATACGACAACAATATGGACTTAGTTCAGCACGGTTCTCCGTGGCACTTCTCGTTGACTCAATACAAAAAAAACGGTAACACAAGCTGGATTCTACATCTCTACCCATCAAAGCAGAGAATCTATCGTGACAAGCATTATAAAGCACCGTTTTTGAAACTACCGAGGCCGTGGACGTTTTTGGATATAGTAAAAGCTGCAATTAAAGTTAAGGAGAAAAAATAAGTATGGAAATAGAAATTAGTTACGAATCAAAACGAGGCTGTGGTTATCGACAGCCGGGCGGTAAGTATCTCGTCTCCGGCGGTCTTATGAAGCCGTGCGGCAAGTTGCCGATACCGTTGGAAGTCTGTCCTACTTGTCACGCCGGTATCAAGCCGTCGCGTGGATGGACGTGGATAGACGGAGACAAGTTTATCGAAGGCCGGGAATGCGGACGGAATGATTGTCATATATGCCCTCTGGCGGAATCAATAGGACGCGTCGGCCTGCTCTGGATAGGTGAACAGTATTACAAAACAACGAATGAATTTATCACCGAAACAATCAAGATGGGCGTCTCCCGTCGAATCTCCGCGATACCGAAAGACTTCAAACTCGGAGAGACGCGGGTACTCTTGGCTCACCGAAAAGCGATACATCAATACTGTTCACACCCGAACGCTGATAGTTGTGAGGATTGTAAAGACTGCGATGAACAAGGCAATCGTTGTACACCCGGAATCTTTCACGCGTTCAGACCGACGGCTATCGAGTACATCGTAAAAGGCGGAGAAACGAAAGACGAACTCGAACAGCTTGTCGAACGCGGAATCACGTTAGTTAAAGTCAAACGAATCGGAGAAACCGGAGAGCTGCTGCCGGACGAATCGAAAGGATTTGAAAGTGTCGGAGACAAGGATAAACATAAGGTTATGGCCGAGTGAAATCCGAAAGTTGCTTGCGTGTATTCGCAGCCCGGATTCGACGATTGATACGTTCGGCAGTTGGGACTATGTCTATAAAAAAAGGGATACAGGCGGTTATCAAAAAGACAAGAAAGGCAATCGAATCAAGGAAATCGACGAAAAAACACAGAAGCCGTTAACGGTCAAGATTGATTTTGACCGGCGTTTTAATTTTTGGTCTATCGTGAAGGGAATCGAAAAACAGTTAATAGAACATAATTTAGGCAAAGGAGCTTTATATGACAGAGACAAAACAGAAAAAACAAGAACTGCCGAAATCAATCGGCGGAGTGACATCGGTCGAGGTCGTCAATGCAAGACCGGTGATGGAACCGACACCAACCGAAAGAGCGGAAATCGACAGTCAGATAGCAACTGCGAAACGGTATCCGCGAAGCGTTTCCGCGTTTCAACGTGAATGTCTGACCTTGGCGACTATGGATAAGGATACGGCTGAATCGTGCTTTTACGTCTTACCGCGTGCCGGGACGACAATCGAAGGACCGAGCATTCGGCTTGCTGAAATCGCGTTGTCGGCGTGGGGCAACGCTCTCGCTCAAGCCGAGGTGATTCACGAAGATGGCCGGTACATTTACGCTGTCGGAACGTGCAGAGACCTTGAGAAAAACGTAGCGTTTAGAATTACGACACGACGCCGCATAACCGACCGTAACGGCAAACGGTTCAACGATGATATGATAGCAGTAACCGCTAATGCGGCGTGCTCGATTGCCCTCCGGAACGCGATTTTCAAAATCGTTCCCGGAGCGTTTATCAAAGACGTGTTCACGAAGGTCAAGCAAGTCGCTGTCGGAGACGCATCAACATTAGCGGCAAGACGGATAAAGGCGTTTCAGTATTTGCAAAAAATGGGGGCGACGAAAGAACGCATTCTTGCGGCTCTTGAGAAAAGAAGTATCGAAGATGTCGACGTCGACGACCTTGTAAAACTCATCGGATTCGCAAACTCTATCCGTGACGGTGACGCGACCGTCGATACGGTTTTTCCTCCGGTAGAGAAAAAACCGAAAGATGAATCGTCTAAAAAAGTCGGTGATGTTTTACCGGATTTTGACGACGGCGGTGTCACGACTAAGGTTGACGAAGCACAAAACAACGAAAGAGAAGCAACCGAACCGGGAAAAAAATGTAATTTATTCGCAAGCTGATTACTGTACTTGAGCGACCTGTCGGGTACTTGTGCAGTAATAGTTTCATCCTTCGGTCGGCAGAATAGACGCGTGACTGTGACACGTGTCTGCTGTCGACCGTTTTTTATGAAAGGAGTTTTTATGAGAAAAATCGAGATGTTAAAAATCACAAGATTTGAGGGTATTCCGTCTGCGGAACTTGTCTTTAACAAACCGGTATCTCTTTTTGTCGGACGGAACAATCAAGGCAAGTCGTCAATAATTGATGCGTTGACGTTCGCGTTCACCGGTAAGTGCCGGTCAATTTCGAAGTTCAAAGATACCGGTGCTCTCTCTCACGGCGGTCAAAAGGGAATGCAGGTTCACGTCAACTACAAGGATAAAGACGGAGAACTCTGCGTGATTAAGCGGTCAACATCGAACGCGAGCAAGAATCTCGACCCGAATCCGATTATTCCGTACTGTCTTGATTCTCAGGCGTTCTTGAAGTTGTCCGCTCCGGAACGCGGCAAGATACTTGCGTCGGTGCTCGGAGAAGGTCTCAACGAACTGATAAAAGAAGCAATCGCGACGCATATCGGCGATTTCCCTGAACCGATACGTGCGGAGATTAAAGCTGCTGGTGTCAATATCTATGATGTCGATGCTCTCCGCGACGAGGTTGTTATGATACGTCGAGGATATAAACGTGAAGCAAATGAACTCGATTTGCTCGAACCGACTTTGACGAGCTATCAATTACCGGAAAACTACGCGGTTGATAAGGACGAAAAAGAACTTGCGAGCATCACAGCTCATATCAATCAAGCCGAGCGTGACATAGCTATTGTTAAGGAACGCTTGCAGATTCAGGCAAACATTCACGATATCGGAAAAGCGATTAAAGAACACGAAGCGGATATTCGGCCTGAACCGAGAATCGGAGTAATGGACGAAGCGGATAAGGTCGCAACCTCTGAACTCATCGTACAGCTTGCTAATCTAATCGGCAAGAAACACGACAATCTCAACGATATTATTCAGTGTCCGACGTGCGAACAAGATGTTGAGGTAAATGAACTTCTTGCCGTTGCAGGAACGAGAAAACAATGGCTGACGAAATTCAAAACAGCCATTGAGGAACGAAACGCGATTGTCAAGAAAAATGCAGGACTGCAACGACAAGTCGACGGTCTCAAAGAATATCTGAAAAAGCTGGAAGCCGACCTTGCTGAATTACCGGAATTAGACGGACCTAAAATCGAAAAAGAGTTGAGTTCTCTGAGAGCACAACAGTCGGTTCTTAACGATAACATCGAACATTACCGGCAGTTTCAAAACCAAGCGATGCAGGTAAAAATCAATCAGAAAAAACACAATGAATTTGCAGAACTCGTAAAACAATGCGACCGAATAGATGATGCTCTCAAAGATGGCGGTCCCGTCAAGTCCGCGATTGCAGCCGGAGGCCGGGAACTCCCAATCAATCAAAAACTCTTAGATGTCTGGGGTATGACAGGTCTGACTTGGCAAAACAACGGAGAGATTCTATATAACGGTCGACCGATTGAACAGGCGTCTCGAAGTGAACAATACCGTGCGTCGTCGGTGATGGCGTTGGCTCTCAGTAAAATCGGCAACGTCGGTATCTGTTCTCTCGATGAGTTCGAAACCTTAGTCGGTGATAACGCTAATCAGTTTTTCGACGTAGTCAACGAGTGCGGTCTGAATAACGTCTTTGTCTGTGCAAGCTCGGTTGCTGATTACACGGTTGTTGAAATTCCGAAATGGCTTGAAGTTTTTACCGTGAATAAGGGGGTGATTAAAAGAATATAACAGCCGTTAGCGGTCGAAAAGCCTGTCGGTTTGAGGTTTTCTGCCCACGATTCCTTGCCTTTGGGCTGGCACCGGTCAAAGCTGTATTTACCGGCAGGCTTTTTTGAAATTTGTGTTCAGAAACAGGCACGGAGGCGACGTATGAGCAACGGAAAAATCAAGATAAAGCATATTAGATTTGAAGCTGCGGAAGCTCTAAATGACGCAGAGGTTGCCAGTATGACGGACAGTCAATATCGAGCGTACTGGCAGTTAATCTTTTATCTTTACTGCAATTACGGCAAGTGTTCTGCCGAGCCGGAGGTTTTAGCTTCAATCTGTATGCACACGCCGGACGTGCTTTATTTTCAGCAAAAAATCTGGCCGAAAATCGGCAAGAAATTTCGCAAAAAAATGAATGTCGTAACACACAAACGAGTCACGAAGGAATTAAAGCGAGCTAAGAAATTACTGCAAGCTAAGATAAATGCAGGGATTAGAAGCGGTCAGGTTAGACGAGCACAGCTTGAACAGCGTTCGAACACACGTCCAACTAACGAAAACGAAAACGAAATAGAAGGTAAACCTTCGAATTCGAAGCGTAGTAAGGTTAAACCTTATTCGGAGGATAAAGAAACTAACAGAAAAACTAACACTTCGGATTTACAAAATCTCTCGGTTTCGGATTTCGCTTCGGTGCGTCTGCGATTTGTATCAACACTTGAAAATATAATAACCCCGGCTGGCAAGTCGGACAGAATAGCAAACATCAACCTTGTAGATTGGCTTATTGACGGAATTATAAAGCAGAAGTTCTCTGAACAAATTTTCAATCGCGTCCTTGATTATGCATACGAAGCCCAGAAAAAAGGGAATAAACCGATTGCTCTTTTCTTTTCGACTTTACGTCGGGAACTCGGTTATACAAAAAAGGTTTGACAGTATGCAAATCGGTTTATATTGTGATAAAGTAATGTCGGAAAACCTTGGGACACACATACCCAAGGAGCTATCAGAGCCGTTTACATACAACGGCGAAGAAGGTTATCACATCATTTTTACCGATTACGGTCACGGCGGTTTAGTGGTTCAACTGAGCCGTCCGAACGCACCCGAATGGGATAAAATCGCAGGGATACATTTACCGAACGATATTGCAGACAGCTTTTTGAAGTGGGTGGCAAAAACCGCCGGTCGAGCAGCGATGGTATTACCGCCGGAGACAACCGAAGTGTTGAAAGGGATTCTTGCACAAACAAAAGGCAATCAGAATTTACCGAAATCGGATAGGAAAGTACTCAAAGAAGCTGTCCGGGTATTAGAAAACATATTCAGCGACGATGTATCGTTAGAGCGGAGAGCACTCAATCCGCGTCACAAATAAGGGGCTATAAGATGTCAAAACGAATGAACGGTCCTGATAACCGAATCGGATGGTGCGACTTCACCGCGAATCCGGTTCGCGGCAAATGTCAGTATCAATGCCCGAATTGTTATGCTGAGCAAATACGTCTCCGTTTCGGCTGGTCTGAAAAAATGACGTTCGTTACGGACTGGTACAATTGGAATCAAGTTAAACAATTTGTCCACGAACGGAAAAGAAACCCGATTATCTTCGTCGGTAGTATGTATGATATTTTCGGAGATTGGGTCCCGTGGGAATGGATTCAAGAAATCTTTGACCAATGCAAGGGAGAACCGGCTTGGTTTATGTTCTTGACTCAAAACCCGAAGCGATACCGTGAATTTTCTATTCCGGGAAACTGCATTGTCGGAACGACCGTCCGTCGACAGACAGAAGTAAAGCGTATTAAAATTTTAATCGATTGTGTTCCTTTTTATACGAGAAAATTCATTAGTTTCGAACCGCTATTCGAGAAATTGACTCTGAAATTTATCAATATGTCCTTGCTTTATTGGCTTATTTTCGGAGCGGAGACCGGTAAAGAAAAAAAGTATTGTCCGCCTGAAGCAATAATGAGCCTTATCACAAAATACCCGGACACTCCAATTTATGTCAAACAAATACACTTGTTAACTAAGACCGGTTTTGAGGTTAGTAAGAATCCGGATGAATGGCCTCTAATTTATCAAAAGAGGGAATTTCCAAAATGTATGAACCGATTGCTCTAAAGAAGGAGTGTTCTAAATGAAAACAAAATATAAGCATATTCATTTTCTACGGAGGGGTGGTTTATATGCTTCAAAACGATGCTATTCCTGTGTTAATACCAAATCAGGTGATTCGTTAGGTCAAGTTTTTTATTACCCACGATGGCGACTGTACGTGTTTGCGGCTATGGCAACTGCGGTATTTGATAAAAACTGTTTGCGTGACATTGCACATTTTTTGGAGCAACTCGATGGCGGTTAAAACCACACTTGTAAATATGAAAACGTGCAAGGATAGCGACATCGTGCGAATCGACCGTAGTAGTCCGTTCGGAAATCCGTTCAGAATCGGCAAGGACGGAGACCGCAAGGAATGTATCGATAAATACCGGATTGCGTTTAATTTGCTCATAAAAAAAAGTGAATCATTCAAACAACAGGTTTTGAATTTGAAGGGTAAAAAACTCGGTTGCTGGTGTAAACCGTCACCGTGTCACGGTGACGTTATCATCGAATTTTTAGAAAGGAGCTAAAGTGCCTCAAAACGATAAAACATCTGACATACATAGACCGCTTATAACAGCGGAGGAAGTCAATCGCGGAATAACCGCGTTGTCAGTCAAGCTCGCTAAACGCTTGAACGAAAAAGGAGCCGGTGCTTTTGTATCTCGTCACGAGATTTTAGGGACGATTGCGGAGGAATACGACGAACTTATTGAAGCTGTTAGAGCCGGGTCTCTCGACGACGTCGCTCGTGAATTACTTGATATAGGCGTCGGTTCGGTGTTCGGTTTTAGCTGTATCAATGCGTGTAAGGTCGACTGGTAATGAGAAGCAAACAACAAATTTATAGGCAGCTTTGCGACATTCACAAAAACGGAAATCCGGTCCTGATTTTTTCGGAAGGCAAAACCGGTCTTTCGCTACGAATCGACCGTGACCACATAGTCTTATTCGTGGTTGCAAGCTGGGGTCACGGTTGGGACCACGTCTCCGTTCACACTTCGGAATGTAGACCGCCGACGTGGGCGGAGATGTGCTTTGTTAAAAATCTCTTTTGGAATCCGGACGAGACGGTCGTGCAGTATCACCCGTCGAAAGACAAATATAAGAATCTCCACCCGTATTGTTTGCACTTATGGAAACCACAAAAAAGAACAGTGCCGCAACCGCCGGTGGAATTAGTTTAAGGAGCTAAAATGTTTGGATATTTTGTGTGGCCTAAAAACGAACCAAATGACAATGAAGTTGCAACGTGTCACGGATGTCTAACTAAATTAGAAATTGTTACAAACGGTTCTGAAAACGGATGGGAAACTAAAGATTTTGATTGTCCTACGTGTCACGGTGACAATGCTTTGCTTGCAGAATTTAAGAACCGAGTCAAAAAATACGAGAAGCAAGGACTTCACCCGGCACACGCGGTAAATAAGGTCCGGAAGGAAATTCGAGAAAATGGTTGAAATCGTCACGATGTCCGGTGCTGTACGACGTAAGGTTCAGAGAGAAGCGGAAAAGATGCGTCGGTCGAAAAAAACACGCATACGGAAAAAACGAAGCAAACGGAAAAGAGGATAGTAATGCTACACAAATTTGAAATTAAAAGCGGTGCGTTCCCAAATGACGTGAAAATCTTAATGGATGGTAAGCCGCTGGAAGTTACAGCAGTTGAAATTTTGATGGATTGTAATAGGAACGAACCAAACAAAATACGTTTAGAGTTCATTCCGGACATTCTCGATGTTGACATAAATGCCGAACCATTCATAAGCGAACGGATGATTCAATTGGCAAAAGAACTCGGAGATAAGAATGCTGACGGTTGACGAATTACACGCAAGATTAAAGAGCCGATTCTGTATGCCGGAGTGGATTTATATCAGGGAAGTCCGAAGTACGCTCGGTTACAGTTCCGCAGTAACTTACGCGGACGGTATGGCGGTCAATCTCTATCCGTCGAGAGGGTGCGAGGTTCACGGATTCGAACTCAAAACAAATCGTGACGATGTTTTGAAGGAATTCCGGAATCTTAAAAAGTCGGAGAACATTCAAGGCTACTGTGACCGGTGGTGGCTAGTCGTCGGTGACAAAACTATCGTTAATATAGCGGAGTTACCGCCGTATTGGGGTTTACTGATTCCGTACGGTCAAGGATTACGACAGGTAAGAGCAGCACCGAAACGAGAGGCAGAGACGTGGACGCGTGGTTTTCTCGTGTCATTATTCAAAAAAATCTATGTAAATTCTCCGGTAGGAGCACAGTTGCACGCGGAGTACGAACGAGGGAAAAAAGACGGCATTACTCAAGGTCAATTACCGCAAAAAGACCTTATGGTTAGGGTAAACAACATTCTTGAACAGGTTAAACGATTCGAGGAAATCTCCGGTATTGAAATAAGTACATATAACGGGCGTTCGCTCGGAGAAGCGGTCGAGATTGTTCGAGATGCGACGCGAATCGGAATGCACATCAGGGACCTTGAGAACACCGAACGAGAGCACAACCGCATTGCGAAGGCCGCGAAAGAAGCGGCAGAAAATCTAAGGAAACTATTGAATGAATCACAGACGAAGTCAAAAGGCGTGGTATCGGATAGGCGGTAAGCTCCGGTACTATAAGAGCCGGTTCGAAGCGAAGTGGGCGTGCGTGCTGGAGCTTTGCCTGCTGATTCCGGATTTGGCAAAAACGATTTTCGGCGTTCGAATAAAGTCGTGGGATTACGAGCAGAAGACTTTCGATTTTACCGAACACAAAAAACACGGTGTCACGGTCTACCGTCTTGATTTTGGTATAGTGACCGAAAACGACGAGCTTATCTATCACGAAATCAAAGGACTAATGGAACAAAAAGACGTGACGCGTCTGCGGTGTTTGAAGCGGTATTACCCGGACGTCAAGGCAGCATTGATAATCGATAGAATACCGACCGGTCGCAAGAAAACCGGACGGACGAAAATAAAGAGAATCTCGGATATACAGCAACTTGGCTACGAAGTCATAAACGCAAGTGTGTATTTCAAGAATAAAACATTAAAACCAATGATTGATAATATGTTATTTAGAGGGCTGATGTATGTTGCCGGAAAAAGAATTGCTCAAGAGCGACGCGTTAGACCACCTGACAAAAGCAAAAGAAAAACTCGGTCGGGTTAATCCGACGTATGCGGATTTGTGCGGAATCAAACTGCATATCGACCAAGCGAGAACGGCTGTTCATTGCTTAATGGATTTTAGAATTTATACGGAACTTGAAACAAAGGAAGTAAAAAATGAAGGTAACAAACGATAAAAATTGCTATTGCTACACTTGTAAAAAAGATTTCCATTATTTGGGTATTGCCCGACACAGAGCTATGCATCGTGATAAAAAACAAAATTGCGTAATATCGTATACATCTGGTGAGAAATATCTTTATAGGTTTAGCGAAGGAGCTAAAAAATGAGCAATGAAAAAGCGATTGAGTTATTGGAAAAGTGCTTAACAGACAAAGATTTTAATTGGGAACACGATAGAACCCATTGTGATTGTCCCGCCTGTCTTATCAATCAAGTCCTCTCCCTTCTCAAGGCCGAGCAACATCCACCCGTACTTGTGGCGGATGAATTTAGTAAACAAGCAGCAAAGGAAGAATTGGGTATAGATGTAACAGTGATAAAGGCCGAACATTGCCAGCCGAGCGATGAGTTTCTGAAAAAATGTCGGCAAGCCATAGCAGGGGCAAGACACAACATAAAAGAACATTGTGTTGGTTGGGATGATACTTTTGGGGAAATAGACAATTTATTAACAGGTTTTGAACAAGCCCTCGCCTGCCTTCAGCAGCAAGCCCAGCGAATCAAGGAATTAACGGGGATAATGGACGGCCAATACGCAAGGGGATTTCGAGATTGTGCTGCTAAATTACAACCACGAATCGAGCGGCTTGAGAAACTAATATGGGATTGTCATTACTTAATTAACACAAACAAAAGCAGAGAAGCTTCCGAGCTTATCATAAAAACCCTTAATCCCGAAGCAATTAAAAGAAGAAAGGCGGTGAATGAGATGAAATCAGAATTAGCAAAAGCAAGGGATAAATGGTTTGAGAGTGAAGATGGCAAAAAATGCAGCGAAGGCCAAGCATCAGGTCAATATCTTCGCAATCGGTTAGAGATGGCTTTTCTTGCAGGATACAATTTTGCCGACGAGCAATTTGACAAACAGATTGAGGAAACAATAGATATGCTGGGGAAAAAAAATGCCAGTAATCAGAAAACTTGATTATTTTACTGAAGGAAAAAGTGAAAACATCCCGAAAATTACCCACAGTGAACTTGTCAATAGGGCGGAAGCGTGGTTGCGTGGCAAAGGGTATAGGGTAACAGCCAAAGAATTGCATACATCAAATTCAGAGACGCCGGACGTGATGGGTTTTGGTTATGGTGGTGACTCCTGTCTAATAGAGTGTAAAACATCACGTCCAGATTTTTTTGCTGATAAAAACAAATCTTTCAGAAGAGATTCCCAAAACGGGATGGGGCAGCACCGATATTATGCAGTACCCGTTGGTCTTGTGAAACCGGAAGAACTACCGGACGGCTTGGGACTTCTAAATGTATATGAGAAAATAGGCGGATTTCGCTCAATCAGAAAAGCAAAGGACTCCTTGATGTTTGATGCGGATAAACACGCAGAAGTAAACTTTCTCGTTTCTATCTTGCGCAGATTGCGGATTTCAACTGCGGTTTTCATAGAAAGGGTGGAGAAAGAAAAACGAGAATAACAGTATGCAATAACAGATGTTGGCCGAATCCGGTTCTTTTTGTTGCCGCAGCCAATACGATAAGCGGTTTTCGTTTGTTAAATGCGGCTATTCAGTGGTTTATGAGCAAAAAACTTCTGTTCAAATGTTCAGCTTTCTTGCAGGGCAGAGCATTAACAACTTTGACGCTGAGGCAATTTATACAACAACTGCCAGAACCACAAAAACACATTAAGGCTTTATGTTTTTTAACAAAAAAGATGCGGGAGAAAGAATGATGGCTGATGTCAACAAGGTTTTTCTGTTCGGTCGTTTGACGAATGATGTACGGTTCGGATATATGCCGAATCAGGTAGCGGCTGCTGATTTTACCTTAGCTGTGAACCGGTATTATAACGACAAGTCCGGGGAGAAGCAAAACGAGGTCTGTTTTATCGATTGCCGGGCGTTCGGAGAACCGGCTAAGGTTATCAAGAATAATACGCACAAGGGCAAACCAATTTTCATTGAAGGCCGGTTGACGCTGGAAATCTGGACGAGCAAGAAAACGAACACGAAGCAGCGAAAACACCGCGTTATAGTCGAGTCTTTTGCGATTCCGGATATGTTAGGTAAAAACAGTACCGACGACCGGCCAAAACGCAATACGGGCGATGTGGGGCGTCCAGACAAGGCTTCTGGCGATAGTATCGAGAGTAGACGCTCCGGGACGGAACGCTGGCTCGATGAGATTCCGGTTGACAAGGAATCATCGGCAGACGAAAACATACCTTTTTGACCTAAAGGAGCACAGAATGGCGATAAAAAATGAAAAAGAAAACCGGCAAGTCAAAGAAACCGGTCAGCAAATCAGTCAAAACTAAAAAACAGCTTACGGTCGAATATGTACCGATAGACAAGGTCATTCCGTTCTCCGGGAATCCGCGTAAGAATGACGAGTCGGTCGACGCTGTCGTCCGGTCGATTGAGGCTTTCGGATACACTAATCCGATACTCGTTAGACGAGCGGACAACATTGTAATCGCAGGTCACACGCGATTGAAGGCAATGGAAAAAATGGGGGCAAAAATCATACCGGTTATCTATCTTGACCTTGACGAAGTTGACGCTCGTGTATACGGAGTTTTCGACAACAAGTCGGTTGAGTTAGCCGATTGGGACGGACTTAAACTCGCGGACTTATTCACGGAGTTTAACCAGCTCGATGTCGACCTCGGCCTGACCGGTTTTACCCCGGAGGAAATAGAAAATATAGTTGTCGGGCCTACGATAGACCCGGATTATACTCCGGAGGAAAGTGAGTCAAAAGGAATCATCGAAGTTGTTTTTCGTCTAACTTCAAATCAAGCTGAGCACGTTAAGAAAATTATCAATAAAGCTATCGAAAATGGTCACGGCGAAAGTTCAAAGAACCCTCATAAGGCCGGGAACGCCTTACATTATCTTTTGACAAAATGTATAAACTCGAAAAAGAGATAAGAGAAGTATTTAACCGTATCAGAAGTAAAATACCGAAGTCGAAGGACGACGTTCGTGCGGTCTTGCTCGAACGTAAATTAGAAAATCTCAAAAAGTGGTACACAAGACTTCGTAAACTCGAACGTGGCTGCATAAAGTTGATGGCAAAAGTTAATTATAAAAATATTTCTCCGAAACTTGTATATGTCAGTCCGGAGACGAGAGACTTGTGGTTTTGGTATCGTAACATTCTTTCAAGTGCACCATTTACGCATCGACCCGGTCGAGCATTATATTTATTTTGCATTGATGCAAATACAAACGGCATAATCGGAGTGCTTGATATTGGTTCCGATGTTCTGATTTTAGGACCGCGTGAGAAATACATCGGCTGGACTTTGAAACGACGGAATCACGGCGGACTGAATTTTCTTGCAAACGTCGGTACGTGTGTTTGTGTAGCACCATTCGGATTGCTAACCGGCGGTAAGTATCAGATAGTCGCTATCACGTCTAATCGAATCCGCAAAGATTGGCACAACCGATACGGAGAAAAACTTGCCGGTATGTGCACGACTTCTCTTTTCGGAAAATCATCTATATACAACCGAGTTAAGGAATGGGAATATATCGGTGATACACCCGGCGGCGGTGTCAGTCATATCAACGAAGCAGATTGGAAACTCATTCGTGCGTTTATGAAGGAGAATAATTTATTAAGCCGTGCTCACGGCTTCTTTGGAATGGACTCTAAACTTTTAAGTCTGTTTGCTATTTGTAACGCTCTCCATATTCCAAATGAGACAATTAAGTCACAGCAACAACGCGGAGTATATATGAGTCTATTTGCAAAAAATAGTCTTTCAGTTCTACGTGGTGAATCGAAGCAGTTAAGATGTCAAGTCAACAGACCTGAAAACAGTGTTCGTGACTGGTGGCTCAACCGTTGGTATTCTATGAGATTGCCAAAAAAGATTGACGAGATTCAATCATTCGATTTTAATTCTTATCTTATCAATAGTCAGATAAAACATTGTGAATCAGTAATAAGCGGGGCAAGCAAAGATAGCGTTGCGACTGTCAATCCAGACAGTAGAGGCCGGTGCAAATCCGTGCGTCCTGCTATTTCTACGTAATCAAATATGGCGTTACCGTTAACTCTAAAAAAACGTGAACAACTGTTTCAAGCGTGGCTGAAAAAGAAGTCTATCGCACAAGTTTCGAGGAAGTTACGGGTTTCTGAACCTACAATTCGCAAATACAGGCGGCTCGACCGTTGGGATGAGCGGTTGCTGAAAATCGAACAAGACGCTCAAAAAAAAACGGATACGAAAGCTAAGCAGGAGTTCGAGAATAACCTCACCGTCGCTGAGCACGTCAAGAAAAGCTATCTTGTTCAGCTTATCGGCAGAACGTCAACTAAATGCCCGAAATGTGGAGCGGTTGTCTATGTTACAGTTCCGAAAATCAAAGCTGCTTTCAGGGATATTATGCCGATTTTGCAGTACATCGACGAACTACGTAAGGATAAGCAAGCTGAGGATAGACCGAAACTTATAAAAAGTCCGTTCGATATTTCAAAAATTTCTCAGAAATAATTTTGCAATCCATTCTGAGCGGTTTTACGTTAAAAAAAGAGGTGATTTATATATGCTGAAAGATGAAGAACAAGACCGTTGCCGAATAATCCGGAGAGAAGCAAATCAGTTATCGGCGGTCGTAACGGAGTTTCAACAGGCACTCGGTGACTGTCGGAATATCTTAGAACAAATGTATACACGTGCGTTGGCAAATCTCAATCAGCTTGAAAAATCGACGAGTAATTTGTCGAACGAGCTTCTCGAAATTGGGAAAAAATCTGTCGAGAAATTGAACACGAACGGAGAAAAAGATGTCGGTTGATTTGCGTGAAAATTGCAGTATGCATTTGAAGATGAACGATAATGCAGCCAACAAAACCGTGTTGAATTCTATATCTGGACATTCAGATGGTACGGCACAACGCAATACAAATATCCTATCATCTGCCGGAAAAATAAATCAATCATTGAGAAGCGATGATGCCATCCCAGACTATATAACAGTTTTGGATGGTGCATACGGCATAATGAGCTTTGCGGTAGCTTTCTGGGTTAAATTATCAGATTATAATAATGATGGTTCTTTTGTAGTTCAAAGGACTGATAGTGGTAATGAAGGGATTTGGGCTGTCCGTTTTAGTGCTGCAAAGCGAATTCATTTTTATGACTACGATGCTGGATATGGAATTAACTTGCAGACAGATATAAATGCCATACCCGATGATGGGGATTGGCATCAAATTATTTGTCAGCGTGTTCACAATACAAATGCAAGTGCCCATATCTGGATTGACAATGGCAATACCCTTTATGCCTCACAAACAGGCAGACCCAAAAAATCAATACAAACACACCCTACTCACATCGGTGCGAACTTTAGCGGAGGCGACCCTATAGACGCTTATTTTGATTGCTTTGGTTTTTGGGTTGATAAAGTTTTAACACAAGCCGAACGTGATTTTTTGTGGAACAGTGGTTATGGAACTGAAAAGCTTATGGATATGTCAATCGGTTTAACTTCATTATATTCAAAATCTTCTTTGATAGGAACTCCAAGCAGCAAAAGCAAGTTGATTGCTGTACCGTCAAGCAAATCGAGGTTAACAATCAGCACAATAGGAGCGAAAAAGGCTTATGGCTGAACTAACTGACAAAATCTTTATAGGGAGTGACACCTTATTTCAAATCACCGGATTAAAGGACAACGATACCGGTTCATATATCAACAACGCGGATTCGGTAAAGGTTTCGATTTTCAAACCGGAATTAGGTTCTATCACTGCCGGTTCTGCGGTAGCTTTACACAAGTTATCTTTTACGAGCGGCGGAGTCCACGTGCCTACTCTCGGTGATACTATCGTCGGAGTTACGAGCGGAGCAACGGCTGTAATAGAACAAATTGAAGTATCGTCCGGAACGTGGGCTGGCGGTGACGCAGCCGGTGATTTGCATATATCATCGCAGATCGGAACATTTAGTGCCGCCGAGGATATGGACGGACCTCAAGTCGCAATCAGTTCGTTCGAAGATGCCGGTGGCGGAGAAGTTCAGGCAAACTGTGCGTCCGCTCACGGTGCGTTGACCGGAGATTCGGTCGAGATAACCGATACGACTAATTACAACGGCACTTATACAATTACGAAGGTCGACGATACAAAGTTTAAGTTTACAAAAGCGTGGGTAGTGACGGAGACCGGTAACTGTCATCTTGATAACTTTGCAACGATAACTGCTGATTCAACGAAAAATCAACGGACGAAAATTCCGGCAACGGCACACGGTCTCGATAGCAGCGATTTTATTCGAATTGAGAGCACAGACCAGCATAATGACCAGTACGATATTGAAGCGATTAGAGACGCAGACAACTTCATTATCGACAAAACATACGTCGCCGAAACGTTTGACGGCGACGAGGGATTCTATGTCGGTCTGCCGAACGGCAAGGATATAAGTTTGACTTACATACCGACTTCATCGGGTAATTATAAAGGGACAATTCCGGATAATATCGGCGGTTTGTTTTCAACGGAAAAGCACTTTGTTTTTGTCGAGGTCGTATACGGTTCAGTGATACTTTTGCTGCGTTTAGAATGGCAAGTTATTTATCAGACAAAAACGGGTTAAAAAGGGTTTTAAGATGAGCTATAATCCTACTATAAAAGATGTTCACGATGTCGTCACTAAAACGCACGAAATGATTGTCGAACTCTTTCAGTGGAAAGGGACGATAGACCAACGCTGTGAGAACAGAGGGCAACAAATACAAGAATTGAAAGACGTAACCTTCGGTAACCCGACTCCGGATACCGGACTGGTGACAAAGGTTCAACAGTTAAGCAACTGCAAAAAAAGCAGCAATCAGTCACGGATAAATACCCGTGAGTTCTGGAGACCGATTCTGCAAAGGCTGATTGTGTGGGCTATTATCGCAATTGTAGTTTTCGGATTGTTACTTTATAAAAAACACGGTTAGGAGATTTTGTTATGGTATTCGGACGCGGAAAAGAAAAGGCGGAGAAAAAAAGTTCGCAGCCTAAAAAAGAGACTGCACAGCTTAACACAAAACCGGATGCAGCAAGCAAACGGTCTATGAAACAAGCACAAGCCGCATTCTTGCGTGAACCATTGTCATCGATTCAGCAAAGTAAGTTAGTGACACTGGTAGCACAGATAATAGAACTGCGGACGGACAAAAATACAACTGTCAACGACTTGCAAAAAGCAATCCCGAAATGGGAAAAGATACTTGACGAACTGAAAATATGAAGATTGAGCTTGCAGCCGAACCGGTTATAACACCGAATCCGGGCGGTCAAGAAAAATTTGCAAATGATTGGCAGCATTTTATCGTCGGTCTCGAAGGCGGTTGGTATTCCGGTAAAACATTTGCCGGTTCAGGGAAGGAAGTAACCGGACATATCTACAACGCATTTGACGATTCCGGTGAACCGACTTATATTCCGAGTCTGTGCGTAGCACCGACATACAGCAATGCTATGGACTTCTGCGTACCACATCTGCAGGACAGATTACAGGAAGCAAATATATCTTACCGTTGGTGCGGTAGCGGTTCGATAACCGGCGGTCGTTACTCCGGACCTGCTTTGATTCTGCCGGATTTGGGGACAAAGTACAATCCGAGCGTCATCTTGATACGGTCTGCGGACGTACCGAAACGAATTACAGGCTTTACGGTCGCTATCGCGTGGGCGGACGAACCGGCTCGGTGGAAGTCAGACCCGTATAATCCTCTGAATGACCCGTTCATACAGATGCTCGGTCGTGTCAGACAGCCGCACGAAAAAAGTGTCAAAAAAGCAAAACTCTTACAGGTTATACTCACTTATACAAACGAGGGTGACACCACGAAAGTTTACGAGGAAATGCACGCAGGGAAAACCGACAGGGCATTATATCGTTCACCGACAAGTGAGAACCCGGCTGCACAGGATTTTTTACGCAGACAACAAGGTATTCTAACCCCGGAACTTGCCGAGCAGTATCTTATGGGCAAAGCTGCCTCATTCGGAGGCGGCAAGGTATACTCTCAATTCGATATGGACTTGCACGTCAATCCGAACGTCAAGCTTAGACAAGGTCTGCCGTTACAGATTACACTTGATTTTAATATCGTTCCGGGTATGCACGTGGAGATAGGTCAATATCACGGAGACCTCGATTTATTTACGACTGTTTATGAGATACACGGACCTCGAATGGATGTTATTCAGGCTGCCAATCACCTTATTTTGTTATTGAAAAAGCTAAGATGGAACTGGCAGGAATCCGGACCTCTGGAGATTTTCGGTGATGCAACCGGACAAAGCGAATGGGCTGGCACCGGACAGAGCTGCTACTCTATTTTGCGGCAACATCTTAAACAACAAAATATCCCGTATCGAATCCGCGTACCACGGTCAAATCCATTAGTCGTTGATAGAATCAATGCCGTCAACTGTGCCTTGAAAGATTATACCGGTAAGATGCACTATCAAATCCATCCTCGCTGTGAAAGACTTATCGAGGACTTGCGAAAGATGATGCGTGATAAATTCGGTGAAATTGCTCTTACAGACCGCAAATTAAGTCATCCGAGTTCTGCTGACGGTTATCGGATTTGGTTCGTTCGGCCAATCCGTATAGAAGGTTCCGAAATCGGCGGTCGAATCATAACAGGCTAAGGAGTTTCAAATGGCAAAACAGAATCAAAAACCGAAGCTACCGGAAAAAGGAGAGCGTACAAAAACCCAGACATACGTTGCTGATGTTGCCGGTGTCATTAGTTCGTTTGCCGGTTACGGACAGGCTGCAATAGGAACTTATAAAACGTATCGCACGATGAGGGCTAATCCGACAATAGCTCTTGCTCGTTCGGTCGCGACCGCTCCGATTAGAACCGCGATGTGGTCTGTTGTGACAGCCGATGAGGTCCCAGAAGATATAAAAGTTCTCGTTGAAAAGCAAATCGGCTCGGTATGGTCTCAGTTAATCAAGAATGTTCTATATGCTTTGGATTACGGCTGGTCACCGTTTGAAAAAGTCTGGAATATCAACGATGAAGGAAAACTTATCTATGAAAAACTCAAACCGTTGTTGGTTGACGTATCCGTTCCGTTAGTCGATAAAAAAACCGGAGTCTTTGAGGGCATTCGTAATATGGACGTGGATTTACCGCCGGTGAAATGTTTCGTTTTCACTTATGACGGGGAGGCAGGAAACATCTTCGGTCGGTCTCGGCACGAGAATATCCGTAGAACGGCGTGGCATCACTGGCAGGAAATTTCAGAACGACGCGGAAAATACGCAAAGAAAACAGCCGGTATAATCCCGATTGTCGAATATCCGGAAGGTGAGGGACAGGACGAAACCGGCTCGACAAAATCTAACTGGGAACTTGCTAAAAAGGTTCTGTCAAATTTAGGTATGGGTAACGGTGTCGCGATGCCGAATACGATGGCAGCTTTTGCCGGGGACCTTGCCCGGTCTGGTATAGACATCACTCAGCTAAAGGCGTGGCATATCGAATTTCTCGAATCTAAAGGGGCACACGCAAGAGGATTCACCGATATGCTTCGGCATTTGGAATCTCTTATGATGCGTGGCTGGCTCATACCGGAACGTGCAGCGACCGAAGGTCAGTACGGAACGAAGGCAGAATCTGAGACGCAGGCGGAACTTGCCCTTGTGATTGCGGATTTGGTATTCCTTGATATCTTGGAGGAAGTCAGCAAGCAAATCGTCAATCCGTTAGTGACATACAATTTCGGTCAACACTATAAAGATTCCGTCTGGCTTGAACGCGGCAGTATTGACCCGATTCAGCGAATCTTTTTCAAGGAGATTATCAAGGCCGTCCTCGGTGAAAAATCGAACATCGATTTGTTCCTGCAATGGATTGATGTAAATTCGTTACTCGATACTGTCGGTCTGCCGAAAGCAACCGAAAAAATCCCAACTGAGGAAAATATAAGCAAGAAAAAAGAGCAGACCGACGATGAAAAAAACCGCGAAGATATTGAGGAGCAAAGTCGTTCACCCGGACGAATGGAGAAATGGGTGCGTAAGATTTTCAGCAAGGCAAAATGAATAGTAGAATCCGACAATTCCGACAATTCCGACGCGACAAAAACCGGCTTGTAAGAATCGGTATGCGTGAGGCAAAACGTATCGGTGTCAATGCTCGTATCGCAGGTATCCGGGCATATATCGGTCCCGGTGATGTCGGTACTGCCGTCTTTCAAGAACTACTCGAACTCGAACCGTTGATACTTGACGCGTTGATTGCCGCTCACCTGTACGGTCGACGGCGTTCCGTTCTGACTGCGGCAGATTATATGCGTAGACATCAAATCGGCTTAGGTCCGTACGATACCGCTACGGAGTTCGTCAAAAGATGGCTCGACATTCCGGAGATGCGTCTTGTTGCATTAAGAGGGAAATATGGCAACGAAGCAACACACGTGACACGGAGGCTCGGTATGGCGGTTGAGAACAAAGCACGAATCGCGGTTGCTGAAATTGTCGAACGCGGTATGCACGTCCGCGAAGGAATATCACATCTGCGTACTGCCTTTACGAACGCCGGGATCGAGGCTGCTCATCCGTGGCTCATAGAGACCTTGGTTCGCACGCAGATTGAAGTCGCGTATGGTGCCGGTCGTTGGAACGCGAACGAATCCTCGGAGATACAGGAAATTCTCTGGGGCTACGAGTACGTGACCGCCGGAGACGATAGAGTCAGGCCGAGCCACGAGGCACTTGAAGGGACTACTTTGCCGAAAGATAGTCCGATGTGGGATAGTATCTGGCCTCCGAACGGTTTTTGCTGCCGTTGTGATTGCAACGAGATTTTCAAGGACGAAACATACGCGGAAAAGAGACCGACGTCAATCGAGCGGGACGGCAAGATTTATGAGCCGATACCCGACAGAGATTGGGACGTAAATTACGGTAAAGTCTTTGCAGATATGCTTGTATGAAAATTTTCAAAAAAATTTGAAAAATTATTGGAATTCCGTTTTTTTCTGACTTAGTTTCAAATTAGAGCAAAAAATCTGAGCACAGGCGGTTAGCTACCGTCGAGATGCTATACCCATCGAAGCTCGGTATAGGGGCTGTCGAAAATGACAGCCCTTGTTTTTTTGAAAGGTGAAAAATGCCCGTACATTGTGCTCAAAAAAACGATGTTTGGCGGATTGTCGATTCAAGCGGCAACATCGAAAAAACGATTAAGGGCAACCCAGTCGACGGAGGCGGTCACGATTCGAAAGAGGCTTGTCAAAAACAAGCTGCTGCAATCAATAGAAATCTGAGCAACGTTTATGACGAGTTGGCTGTTTGGACACAAAAGTACATAAACGATTTGCCGGACTCTGCCTTTCTCTATATCGAATCCGGTGGAAACAAAGACGGTGACGGGAAAACCGTACCTCGCTCTCTCCGGCATTTTCCGTACAAAGACGCTAACGGCAAAATCGATTTACCTCATTTACGTAATGCAATTGCTCGGATTCCACAGAGCAATCTGCCTCAAAACGTCAAAGACCGCGTGCAGGCAAAAGCACGTCGTATGCTTGAACAGCAAAAACAAGGAAGTTCGTTACCGTTTTATGGCATCGGCGTTGAAGGAGATTTACCGTTTGCGGTTAGCAGTGTGAAGGAAAAAGACGGAGAAGACCCGATTCAACACTTCAAGAAGGACGCATTGCCAATCGGCGTTTATACTCATCCTCTTTTCGGCTGGAAACTCGATGTAACCGAGGAACGTCTCAATCATTTTCTATCAGCTTTTAAGATGATGCGTCAAAACGGAGTAGATGTTGAAGTTCCGTTAGACCACAGCCGCTCGGCTGCTGACAATCTCGGTTATGCGGTCGATGCGATGATTGAAACCAATCCGGAAAACGACAACAAAAAAACTTTGTCATTCATTCTCGAAATACGCGGTCACGATGCTATCGATATTGTAAAACGCAACAAGAACGTCAGCGTAGCTATTGACCGAGAGTATAAGGACGGTAAGGGTAACGCATACGGAGAGGCAATCGTTCACGTTAGTATTGTTCAGCAGCCGGTCGTGCCGGGTCAAAGTGATTTTGAAAGCGTCGACAAAGCGGCGGCACGCGGTTCTGCTGAGAAAATACCTGTATTTACGTTATCAAGTCTAAGTAAGGAGACTGAACAAATGGATGAAAAAACTTTAGGGCAACTCAAGGAACTTCTTGGTGCCGGTGACGACTTGACCGCAGACAACGCTGTGCAAAGACTCAAGGAACGTTTCGAGCAACAAGACGAAAAGATAGCTAACCTGAGTCAAGAAGTCGTTGACCTCAAAGCTGAAAAGGAATCCACCGGCGGTACAAAGCAAAAGGCTGCGAGCATAGACCCGAATCTTGCGGAGCAAATCGCTGATACGCAGGAGAAACGTTTTGCGGAACTGGTCAAGACCGGAAAAATTACGCCTGTGGTCAAGGACAAACTATGTGCAATTCTAATCGGCACAAAAGGAGAACGCAAAATTGCTATGCTGTCACTACGCGGAGAAAAAGCTGAACAACCGTCGGTAGCAGATGAGATTTATACAGCATTGAAGGAAAACGACCCGGTAAAACTCGGAGAGATGACGAAACGTCAGGTTGTCGACCTCTCCCGTAGTTCACCGGACGACAGCGATGAAGTCAAGCCGGACGAAAAATCCAAAGAAGCGATGTTGATGGGTGCTGGCATTGACCCACAGAAACAAAAAACCACGTAACGTTTTTAATGTTCAGGATGTTTTGAAAATAAAAAACAACTTTTTATAGGAGATTTTCAAAATGCAAGTACCAGGAATTGGAACTACAAGAAGCACGACACCGCGTCAGATATTCGCATCGCTACTCGGTGCAATGTTTTTGCCGGGCGGTCGGGTTATTGACGGTTCTGAAAGTCGAGACCCGCTTAATACCGGTGATGTCGATGTGCTCCGTCCCGGTATCGTTATGGGTAAGCGGTCTAACAACGGTCTGTTTGCTCCGAGTATCATCGGTACTGTCACCGCTGCTATTACAGCCGGTGCCGCAACCGTTTCTGTCAGTGTCGCGACCGGAACTGAACTCGACCGACGTATCAAAGCCGGTGGTGTTTTCAAAATCGTAGGTCCGACTACGGACGGCGGCGATGATGTACGGGCTTTGACATTCAGTTATTCCGGAACGGCTAAAGCCGGAACGATTACGCTTGCGACAAACGCGGCGGTTGCTGAGGTTCAGACATCTACTCTCGATGCCCTTATGACCGCAGGAACGTTCACCTTGAGCTACAAGGGCTATACGACTGCTGACATTGCTTTCGATGCTACGACCGCTCAGATTCAGGCTGCTCTCGACGCATTGCCGTCCGTCAATACCGGTGATATTACCGTACAAGGTGCACACGAACCGGATACCGAACTGACTTGTACGTGGACGTTCGCTACTACTCTCGGTGATGTGCCGATGCTCAGTATGGATATAAGTGCCGCGACAGGTCCGACAACCTGCACTTTTGTCGAGACGACTCCGGGTGAACTGGCCGGTGCTGCTACTCCGGGCGTGACGTGTGTTCAAACTATCGATGCAACCAATATGGCTGCTGGTGACAAGTATGTATTGAAGCTGACCCATCCGGATACCGGCGTAGTTTACCACACGAAAGAACTTGCCGGTGATACATCTACGGCAAATATCGAGACTGAACTTACGACCGTAGTCGGAGCGAACGATATTGCAGTTAGCGGTACAGTTCCGACAGGGATTATATTTACTTTCGATGATGTTTCTCACAACTGGGCTAATCGACCGGTCCCGCTTATTGAAATCGACATTACTACACCGGTTCCTACCGCTACTCTGCGTCCGACAGTTACAATGACTACCGCAGGTGTCAAGGGAACGTTCCCTATCGGCAGTTTGATTATGCCAGCAGACGGCTCAGAAAACCCACTCTGTCTTATCGGTCATCCGGATACCGGAATCAAGGTCACCGATGTAGACGGACTTAGCGTTGACGTACAGTTCTCTAAGCCGGTTATCGGCGGAATCATAGCTTCTCAACAGATAATCAACTATCCGACGGAAAGCTCTCTGCAAAAGTGGCTCAAAGCCACGATGAACAACGCGGTCGGCGGTCGATTTGTCTTCAATGACGATTTTCAGAATCTAATCTGATTCACGCTTGAATCAGCAGGCAATTTCCAAGAAAGAAAAACTTTTTTAAGGGACGAAAAAAATGTCAAAACCAATAGAAGAAATTTTACACTTCGAGAACATCATTGCGACGATTGAGGCAGTGAAGCGAGGTGTCCCGGAAGGTATCATACCGGACGCGATGTTTCGACCGACAAAAAGTTTCCTCGGCAACGTCGGCTATTATTTCAAAGTCACAAGCACCCGGCAGGTCGCTCAGGCGGTAATGTACGGCTCACCGAGCAAGGCGGTCAAGATGGCCGGTGTCAGCAAGGTTCCGGTAACATTATTGCACGCCTACGAGCACTTTGACCACGACCCGAATCTTGTCGCGGTTTTGAAAAGCACCGACGATACCATACAACAGATGGGAGCACAGGAAGTCGGTCGTCAGGCAGGAGAGTTTACTAAGCGGTTCTTGAATCTGCGGAAGGCCGCGTGGTACTGTGCACTCTCTAAGGGCAAGATTTACCTCGACGATGAAGGCAATCTACTGAATAGTTCAAAGGGTGCTGCGATAATTATTGACTTCGGCGTTCCGGATGGCAACAAGAATCAGCTTAATGCTCTCGGCAAGGGCGACATTATAACCGCATCTTGGGCGACTGCGACAACTGACATTCCGCTGCAAATCGCCGGTATACAACAAGCATCCGCTCAGTTGACCGGTTATCGGATTACGACAGCGTATTACGGCAAGAACATTCCGAGCTATATCGCGAAAAATACAGCTATGAAAGAGTTTCTCAAGATGAATCCGGGCAGTAATCAGGCGGTTCGACGCGGAGAGATTCCGGACGGCTTTATCAACTTGCAGTGGCGAGAGGCTTATTCGGCATTTTACGCCGACAAAAGCAACGTTGCTCAGCAGTTGTGGGATGACGATATGGTCGTCTTTACGCCTGATGACACCGACTCCGGCTGGTGGGGATTCTTGCAGGGCAGCTATGGTGTACCTACGAATATCGGGCAGATTTACGGTGACGCGATGGCAGCGTTGAACAGCGTTCGAACAGTGTTCGGTATGTTCGGTTATGCAGCGATTACGCACGACCCGGTCGGAATTTGTCAATATGGCGGAGATACGATGCTGCCGGTAATCGCAGTTCCGAAGGCAATCTTTATCGCCGACGTAACTGTGTAATAAGACGGTAAGTTAAAAACGTATCCCTTGTGCGTTTTGTAAATGGGCGTGGGGTTTTTGATAGCTCCTTGCTCCACGCCTGTTTGTTTTGAATTATGTCTTACGCGACGCAAAGTGACATCGAGAACGTTTTCGGCAAAGATAATGTTGCCAAATGGAGCAACCTCGAAGGTGAATCAGACATCGATACTATCCGGATAGCGGCAGCGTTAGCTTATGCAGCCGAAGATATCGAAAACCGGTTTCGTAACGGCAAGTATGCGATACCGTTTTCTCCGGTGCCGGTTGTAATCAAGCATTGGGTGTCTACCTTAGCCGGACTTTGGCTGTTTGAATCTCGACCGGATTACAAGAATGCAAGGGAAGAGCAAATCGCGGGATTCAAGGATATGCGTGACAACCTCGATATTGAAATTGAAGCATATGTATCCGGTCAACGACAGTTAACAGCAAATAAACGCAGAGGTAGTCAACAACCGAGTGCTCCGACGGTGATAACGTAATGGGCAAAAGAAAAGTTCAACGGAAGAGACCGAAGTCACTTACCAAGGTCGGTAAAGCAAAGGCTGAACAAGGTCGCATCGAAAATAAAAAAATAACTCAGCCGGTAGAGCAGAAGTTTATGATGTTGTATCGATTGCGGACGGAATGTCAAAGATGCGGACGTAGATACTTTGCGACGCTTCAATCGTATTCTCGACCGAAAATCGGTCAACAGATTCAGAAAAAGTGTAATAATCCGGCTTGTATAAATGAACAACTGAGGATAGTTGCCGTTATCGGGACACTTAGCTAATGGCAAAATTTTACTTAGATTTGAGAAAATTTTACAAGTTCAGAAGACTCATAGCTCAAGGGTCACGAGGTCCGCTGCGACCGACGTTCAAGCAGTGGGGAACTCGTTATCTATCGTGGACGAAAAAGCTCTTTGATATAAAATCGAAAGGCGGGACTGCTGAAGGTGTAAGCTGGCCTAAGCTCAAACGTGTCTCGTATCGCCGGGCTACCGGAATGAATCTGAGACGAACACGCGGCGGCGGACGACGTGGACGGCGAATGCAACAAAAAATAAGAGAGAGGCGTGCCGCTGCAAACGTCTCTATTTTGAAAGATACCGGAACTTTATATAAGGCGTTGAGCGTCGGTTCTCCGGGCAATCTCTTTAAGTATATCAGTGAAGGCGTCCGCGTTGGTTTCGGCGGTCCTGCACGACACGAAAGCGGTCAAGCTAAGATTCGTGACATTGCAGTTTATCACGATACCGGAGAAGGCAAACTACCGAAGCGGCAGATATTGCATCGACCGAATCCGGAACTTGTAAATCGAATGTTGCGTGACTTGTCACGCGGAATCAACAGAATAGGAAAGAGTTTGTAATGTGGAAAAGTCCGACAGGATATAACGACCAGACTTCGACGTGGATTAACGAAGAGGACTCCTACGACAATAATATCTTAACCGGTGCGTTCACGAATATACCGGCAAGTAGCTGGTCACAGTTTTTAGAGCTTACGATAGATGCCTTAAAAACCAGCAAGATAAGATTTTATGCAACGCAGGGTCCCGGACAATTCGTAGATAAAATCGACGTCGATGTTTGGTATGACGACGCGTGGCACGATGTATATGAAGGAAGCTTTATAGACAAAACGTGGGAGGAAAAAAGTTTAGGCGGAACTTTCACCGTCATAATGGCACGTGTGCGGATGTATAACACACGTACATCAGGAGCATCCGGTCAAATTGACGAGTTTCAATTTAACATCGCGTCTGCGGTAGAGGCCGGTGAAGGCGACCCGATGACAGAGGTTCTTGATGCGTTGTGGGAATTGCTCGAAAGTCAGCCGGAAATCACCGCGTTAGTTTCAACCGGGAATCGGATTAAGTTAACTGATAGAACAAAGAAAAGTGACCCGGAAAAGGATAAGTATTCGACCAGTGACTTGCCGGAGATAACAATCGAACCCGGCGGCGGCAATATGAATGTAGCAGCTACGAACACCGGAGCACGAATCGTTCAGCGTTACGAAGTCGGTCTCGTAACCGGAGAATTACGGTTGCACAAGGTATTTTTCCCGCTCAAGTGGGCGGTCTTCAAGGCCCTTGTGTCGATTGATAACAATTTAGGTCTGTCGTACGTCCGTCGGATACTACTCGAAGATGTCGAGGATTTTCGAAATATCGAAAAAGTTCCCGGCTGGTCAGCCGGTTTTGCGATAGTCGTTGAGATGTGGTTCGAACGAGCGTTATTAAAATCATAAGTTAGGAGAAAAAAATGGCAGTAGGTGATAAGACTCTTTCAGGTCAGACATCAATTATTCTTGCACTGAACAACTATAAGGAGTTGGATTTTAACAAATTGCAAGACTCGTTGAACATTACGAGAGGTGAAAATTGGACATCCGGTACAGGTGCAAATCAGGTTCAAATTCTTTTTCACGATATACGGACCTTGGCGGACGGTGCAAACGAGGTATTAGACCTTTACGAATCAGGAACGTTAAAAGACCAACACGGTGACTTATTGACGCTGACAGCATTGAAGTTTCTATATATCAAGAATAAGTCGGCTGACGCGACCTTGCAACTTTTCGGAGGTACTACTCCGGTTGGTATATGTGCAGACGCGACGGATATTGTAAAGGTCAAACCGGGCGGTACGTTTGTATGGATAGACCCGTCGGCAGCCGGTCTTGATGTTACTACGAACAAGAATCTGAAAATTGAACACGATGGTACCGGTTCGAGTTCAATGGATGTCGAAATAGCCCTTATGGGACTTGACTAACAATAAAAAAATAGGAGATTTGCTATGCCAGATCCAATTACAGCGATAGGCGGTAATGTGACGCTTGATACCGAAGTTGCTTCGGTTCGGAAAGCTACAATAAATGAAAGAGCAGACAATCAAAAGTACGCTACCTCAGACACCGGCGGTTGGAAAAAATCCGCAGAGGGTAATAAGGATTGGGATGCGGTTGTTGAAGTCTATATGGAAGACGGAGCGTTTCCGACATATACAGTCGGAGCCGTCGTTGCCTGTACCTTTCAAACGGCTGCCGGAAAGACAAGGTCCGGTAGTGGTCGAATCCGTAGCTTTGAGAATATTGAAATCGATATTGAAGGTAGTGGAATGGAAGGCTATAGCATAAATATCGACGGCAATGGTCCTTTGAGTTAAAACCATATTGAGGTGACAGATGCCAGATGAACCGATAACCGGCATAAAAGGCAGCGTCAAGATGATAGCTGCTGGCGGAGTCCTTGCTGCCCTTGCGTCCGTCCGAAAGTTCACAGTCAATAAGCGTGCAGACAACAAGAAATATGCAACAAGTGATACAGGCGGTTGGAAAAAATCCGCAGAGGGTAATAAGAGTTTTGACGGTTCGATTGATGTATATCTTAACGACGGTGTTTGGCCGACTTGGTACGCCGGTCAGTCAGTTGATTTTGAACTGACAAGTAATACCGGAAAAACCGCGACCGGTACTGCACGGATTGATTCAATCGAGAATCTTGAAATCGACATCGAGAACTCCGAGATGCTCAGTTGTACGCTTGTTATCGATGGCGACGGTGATATTGTCTTCGCGGGAGCGTAAAAACGCGTAGGACTCGATTTAAGGCGGTGTTTGTGTTTTTCAAGACCAAATTGACTTAACGGCCTGAGAAAACGTCAAATTCGGCAATCTGGTGAGCAGAATCGGTCGAATTGGCGGTATTTTTAATAACGTAACCTATACGGGAGGTATTTATGACAAGTTTAGGAAAAGCAACGGCAGCACCGGTTGATTTTGATTTGCACGGTGATACCGTTCAGTTGTATCCGCTACGGATGAGGGACTGGGGTCGAATAGAACAATGGATGCGGACTTCAATTATAAACGCGACAATCGAATCGCTCCGGGATGCGGATTTTACGGAATCTGAAAAGCGAGAGATTATTCGTCTCGGCCAGCAGGAAGCGGAGCGGTTATGTTTAACAACCTGTTTTTTCGGCGGTGCTGCTCAAATAATACCTGGTGAGACTCCGGAACAATTTCGTGAAAGACTTACAGCGTCCGATGCTATGCAAAATAGAGCAGCTTTTCTCGACACGTTTGAAGGTATGCTTCGGGTAGTTCATCTGTCGATACGAGACGTTCCGGGCAGACACGGCAAGCCGAAATTCAGCCTTGACGGATTAGACGAAAAAATCGGCAGTGACTATGAGTCTTTGAGCAAGATGTATGAAATCATCGTACCGTTAAGTTTACCCGACATTGACGTTGTTAAAAAGGTTGAGGAAAAAGCCGAAGAGGCACAAAGTAACAGCGACAATCCAGAAAAAAAAGTGCGGACGGCAGAGCAGACACCTTCGTAGCTCTGCTTTGCCGATTAGCAGAATTTTATGAATGGGACCCGGATACCGTCGACGGTTTGACGTTACCGCAGATATTTATTTATCTGCTCGGAATTACCGGTACAACGGAATTAAGACCGTCAGCGTTCAAACGGAGTAGGCGATTTGGCTCCTTAGATGAGTATAGATTGTGGAAAGAAAAACAGAAGGGTAAATAATGGCGTTTGAACTCGGTGAAGGATATATCGACCTTACAATTCGTCGGTCAAGTTTTATGTCGTCGATGTCGTCGGCTTTAGGTGCTCTCAAAGTAGGGTTTACTCCGTTGGCTGCGGTTGCCGGTGGGATTACGAGGCTCGTAACCGGAACCATAACAACCGTCTTGCAGACGGTTCAAAGAGTCGCTGAAAGTATGTTCAGGATTCTCAAAAGACTTTCGGTTGTTATTATAGCTTACGCTACGTTATCGCTTCGGGCGTTCGGTAACTTTGAACGGTCAATGCGTCGAGCGACCGCCGTTAGCGAAGTCACATCCACTCAGTTCGAGCTTATGACTCGAATGGCTGAAACACAATCAATTCGTCTTAATATGGCGGCATCGAAAACCGCCAACGCGTTTTATTTTCTCGGCAGTGCCGGGCTATCTGCCACGCAGCAGATACAGGCGTTCGTTCCGGTCGCGACCTTGGCTAAGGCAGCGACAATGGAGATGGGAGAAACCGCCGAGATGGTCGTCGATACGATGAAAGGATTCCACCTCGGATTCGAAAGGACAACGCACGTCACGGACGTGTTAGCAAAAGCGGTCACGTCAAGCAATATGACCTTTGCTCAGTTAGGAGAATCGTTGTCGCTCGTATCCGGAGTCGCTCGAACCGCAAACAACACGTTAGAGGAAACAACCGCTCTAATCGCAGCGATGGCCGACGTCGGAATCAAAGGCTCACGTGCCGGAGTTTATCTCCGTCGCGGTCTCATAAACTTGATGGCACCGATGAGTGCTCTCCGCGACCTTCTTGCTCAGTACAATATACAAATCTATGACAGTTCCGGTCGAATGAAATCATTCTTGACTATTATCAACGAGGTATCCGCTGTCTTACGGAACGCGTCCGAGCAGCAACGGAATCTTATGTTCAAGACGATGTTTGGAGCACGAGCTATTACTGGTCAGATTGCTATCTTTGACCGGGGCTATACCGCGTTGCGTGACTTTACCGAAATGCTCGAAAAGTCCGGCGGTACTGCGGAGAAAATAGCTCAGAAACAGATGCTATCTTTCTGGGAGCGTTTAGGGCAAGTATGGCAGAGAATAACGAGAATGTCACGGACGATAGGACAATTACTCTCACCGGCGATATTACGATTAGCGACAAGTATCGGCACAATGGCCGATAAGATTACAGTCTTTTTACGGAAGCACGGAACGGCGGTTCAGATGTGGGGAGAACGGATAGCTGCTCGGATACAGGTTCTTGCGGGTGCATTTTGGAATCTTGCAAAGTATATCTATTCTGATTGGAGAACCGCTATCGGTTACGGTCTCAATTCAGTTCTGACTATGTTTGTCGCGTTCGGTCGTTCGCTCAAACATATCTGGGAAAAAATCTCAGCCGAGCTTGTTGCTGCGTGGCAGAATGCTATGCGTAACGTCGCAATAAGATTTTTAGAGATACGTGCAAAAATTCAACGCTGGCGTGGGATAGAAGTTCCGCCGGGTTGGGTTGTGCACGGTGGAGCTGGTCGCTCAATCGAATCACTTGTAGGTCCGCGTGCAACTGCCGGAATTATGTGGGCAGATGTTTTGAGAAAAACAACCGCAGAGTTTTCTAACGCTGCTCGTTTGATAGCATTGAATGTACCGAGCGAAATCCGAGACATATTCGGTGATATGGCAGATAGAATTGTCGCGTTAGATGCTCAAATTGCCAAGAAATATGCTCAGCAATTAAACCGAGAAATCATCCGAACCGGCGGTCGCGGTCGCGGCGGTTTGGCCGGTGCCGGTATACCGGCTGCCGCCGGTGCTGTCGGTGCGGTCGGTTTTGTCGGTCTTGCCGAGGCGTGGAAAACGATGGCACGGGCGTTGACAGAACCGCAAAGAGACATCGCGACAGAAATAACACAAAAACAAATACTCGATGTTGGAAAGAAATCACTGACTCAGTTGAAAACCGAAACACGATTGGCACAAACACAACACAGCGAACTAATCGATGCTTTAGATGGCATAGGTACGGTTGCTCCGTAGTAAAAAATGTCAAAGAAAACAAAAGACTGCAAAATAACGGTTGACTATGTTGAAGTCGAAGGCTCTCCGACCGGTACAATTCGACAAAACGGCTCAGGTATAACGTGTGTATTCGAATGTGCGTGGAAAGATGTATTGCTCTTTGCTCAGCAATTAGCCGGTTACACCGTGAGTCGTGGCGGTGACATTATCACTTATCGACCGCACAAATATAAAGATATGAACTTATTCGTGAATGAAGTGGAGTTCAAACCGATAGGAACTTTTGTCGAAACTCCTGCGGACAAAAAAACTGCAGAATATAAAACAGCATTTTTGACCGCGTATTACAAAAGCCCGGAATATGGTGCCGGTGAGGAAGAGGAACCCGGCGGAGTTTACGCGACTGAAACGTTTGACCCGGCTGTAGAATTTATGACCTTACCGCGTCAAGGATTAAAATGGAAAAGTGACGGAGCAAGTATTTCAGCAAACGAGGCACCGGCAATTTTAGTTCCTATGATGGAATGGAATTATACCTTACACCGGTGTCCGTCCGTGCCGAATGCACTTCTCGATATTATCGGATTAGTCAACAACAAAACTTATAAAGCTAAGGGAATGAATCAGAGTTTTGCAGTTGAGACGTTGCTATGCTGTAATCCGCATATCGCCAATGAAGTATTGAGTGACGGAACGACCGCATACGCGATTACGGTAAAGTTCTTATGGCGTCCGTGGGGACACAATAAATTCCCACGACCGTCTATTAGCGGTAGCTCAGGCCTCGTAATGGATGAACTTCAGCGTGTATCGGACAGTGCGGACGTGAAACCATATCCGCCGGTAAGTTTTGATAGTTTTATTGATTACAGTGGGTAATGAGACCTGTACCTTTCAAACCGCTCGTAGGGAATCGTGACCGTCCGAGTGCACGCGTACTGAATCAAACGACACAGAACGTCAACGAATTAGTTCAATCAATCCCGGTCGTAGGTCTACGTGACAGTTCAGGTCTGCACACGCGGCAACCGGAACTGAACGACCTTGAGATTAAAATCTTTGAGGTGCAATCGGCAGCTACCGGTGATGGCGTTTATAACTGTTATGAGCAAGTCCTCGATTCCACGAACTGGATTGACACAACCGGTTTTGATAAGTTTCTCGACCACGATACCAATATCGTTGAGGTTTTGAATCTTCTGGAGAACGATGTCGAGGCGGATTATACACCGGCTCTTGCTCTTAAAGACCGGATAGCAGCGTGGGAATGGTTCGACGATGAAGGAAAAGCACGATGGGTCGGGATTCCGTTAGTTCCGTCTACCCGTAGAGCAAGGACGACCCAGTCTGCTACAGCTAACGACCATATAACTTGCAACCTAATCGGCAACGATGGAGTTGAAATAACGTCCGGACTTGGTTCTGGCATTGAAGTATATTGTAATATTTCTCACGGTACAGCCTTAAACGATGCTATTCGCCGATTGGCTAATGATGATTACTTGATGGTTGTAAACTCAGGCGGTAAATGGTGGTGTACTGAAGGTTTCTCAGGTGACGAGGAATGTGATTGTTATTCGGCTTAATTATGACAAAAGTACAATTCAATCCGAGTACATTAAAGGCTCTTTTCAATCCGGTTACTAAAAAAGTATTGGTTGTTAAACAATATGTCTTTTTATTGGGCGGCTCGAGTCTTGGAGTAAATGTCAGAAAATACTCTATGAGTACCGTCTTTTGTGGTACGGTTTGGTCTTACGATATAGGTTCGCATATAAAGGCTGTTGCCGTAGGCTCAGATGGCTTTTGCTATGTCGGGGGTAATAGAATAAATAATAAAAGTGTTTGGAAGTTTACTGCGGAAGGTTTATTAGTATGGAGTTTTGATACTGGCGGGGATGTTTTAGGTATTGCTGTTGATTATAGTGGTAATGTCTATGCTGTGGGTCAGCCTGTAAATGCCGGTACAGAGGAAGAGCCAATATGGCAAAGTGTCTGGAAAATAAATCCAAACGGTCAATCTGTGGCCTGGACTTATTTTACTGGAAACTCGACCAATAGCGTTGCAGTAGATGATAATTTTAATGTTTATGTAGGTGGTGCTCCGGCAGAATTGCCACCTAATGATTGCGATGTGGGAATTTTTGGTCGTCTTTGTTCTGTGTGGAAATTAAGTTCAAGCGGCAATCTTAAATGGGCTTTCGGTACGAATAACCTGATTCGTGCTGTTGCTGTAGATGATTCGCATAATGTTTATGCAGCAGGTGAAAGGGAAAATGAATTTTGGGATGAAATTAACCCAGAATTTGCTAATATATGGAAAATAAACAGTTCCGGGACTTTAGTATGGTGGTATGATACAGGCAGTGATAATCTAAGAAGCGTTGCAGTGGATAGTTCGAAAGATGTTTATACTACCGGTACGGACGGAACTGATAGCAAAACAGTGTGGAAACTTAATTCCAGTGGTGAACTTCAATGGTCATTTGAACTTGGTACTTATAATGCTTCTACAATTTATGGTAATTCACTTGCTATAACAGAAAGCGAAGATAGGATTCTTGTCGGTGATAATTATAGATATGTCAGACAACTGAAGGTTTCTGATGGTAGTGAAATTGTTAAATGTGCACCTGAATCACATAATATTAACTCTGTTGCTATAACGCCTGCAATATTTTTTGTCATTTCTGGTACAGTAAAAGAAGGTGGCAATCCGCTTGCTGATGTGACGATGACAAATCTCACAAATAATCCTTTAACAGATGAAGATGGTTTCTATGCTGGATTGGTAAGTGCCGGATGGACAGGAACAGTTACCCCAGAGAAAGATGGTTATACTTTTGACCCAGCCAATAGAGCTTACAGTAATGTTCAAGAGGATAAAACAAATCAAGATTATGCTGCCACAGCGACTTAAAAGGAGTTCCTATTGCCTTGTTATGGCAAAAAATACAGGAATTTATTAAAGGTAAAAAAATATGAATTTACAGATGATAGGATTAGGGCTTGTCAGAAATGCGAATGGAATTTCTGGATAAGGAGAAGTTTATTTTGCAAATTACGTCTTAGGCGTTTCGGCAGAACATTGTGGCCGGATATATCCGCATACGTTCCGGGATTTGCAAGAGATGAGAATGAAAAATGTCCTATAGGTAAATGGTAAAGGAGTAAATTAGGGAGTTGTAAAAATGTGGTCAATAAAAATGTTCGGTTTATTGGTTTTGACTATTTTTCTGCTTTCAGGGTGCTCAGCTTTAAATTCGACTATGCGAATGTCACCCGTGAATACGATTGATGCTAATGAACCACAGACAGCAATAGAGTTCACCGGCAAAGCAGCAGATATGATTGCCGAAAGAATCTCCGCGACTTTGGCGGCTAACATTCAAACCAAAGAAGGCAGATTAAACGAACTAATCGGTGTCCTCAAAAAATACTTCGGATGGCTTTTCTTAACATTACTCGGAGGATTTATCTTTTGGGGATTTACAAGAAGTAGATACGGTTGGGTAATTCCGGTGGTCTCACTTGTGGGAATGGGTTTTATTGTAGTATTTACCGGTCAGGCGGAGTGGGTTCCATATATCGTTGTAGCTATCACCTTGGGACTGTTAGTTTGGAAGGCGTATGAATATCAAAAAGAACGGAACGCAGAAACAGTCAAACGAAAATTAGGAGAAAAACAAAAATGAAAATCAAAGATTTTATTCAAGAAAATTGGCAATCGTATCCATTACAGCTTATCGGTGCTGCCTTGATAATTTTGGCTGGACTGTTTGGCTTGATAAGACAGTTCGGTCTCGGCTGGATAGCCTTCGGGCTGACAGGAATAATCACTGCCGCTTGTGCAATCCGCAACAAAATAGGCGAGCCGACAAGGACGGTCTCACAATGGATACAGGATTTGACAAGTAACAAACCGGTAGATTACGTCGTCGGTTCTGTAATTATAATCTTCTCTGCTTGGCAACATTTTACATTGTTCGACAAGATAGATATTACAGGTATTTCTACATTTGACTTGGCAATGATAGCTGCTTATTGGCCTCTTTCAATCGGTCTGGCGATTCACTTTTTTGCCAACAAGGATTAAGGATAGTGTTCCTCCTGTGTAGGTTTTATATCTGCACAAAGTAGCCGTGTGTCTGCGGGGTGCTTTCACCGGCTGCTTTTTATGAAAAGATAAAGACACCTCCAACGATTATGGACGGAACACCGATAATCATTCCTATGCAGGATAAGCACTCGAGGACGCCGAGAATAATAAGCAACAAGCCGACAGCTTTCCGAATCGGTTTGATTGTGAGACCGAAAAGAATAGCAGCTATAATTGATAACGGTATTGCTGCCGCGAATGATTCTTGAAGTATCGAAGTGATTGTGCGGTGCGTAAAGTGAGCAACGGAGATAATGGATAAGGAAAAAACAGCTATACCGCCTATTACTATTAGAAATATATATTTTTTGGTTATTTTTTCAGGCTTGTTTGTTGCCGTTTTGTCAGGGACTTCTGTTCTGATTATATCATTGCATTTTGAGCAAACTATTTTGCCGTTAAACACATATGCTGGCTCAAGATTACCAATTTCTTTTTCGCAGTTATTACATTTTTCTACGCTCATTTGCAAATTCAAAAACCAATGATTTTTTGATAGATATTTATACAGGGATTTCTGCCACCATTTATTGGCGAAGGAATTACCCAGATATATTCCGGTTCATCGAGAATAGGAGAACTACCAAGAGGAATGCGTCTGCCATCCCAATACCTATCAAGTAAAACTATATCATCTTTTGGAGTTGCATAACGCTCTAATACTCGATAAATTCGACCGGTTTTATTATCGACAATTATATAACCATCGTTGATAAAAAAACGTATTTCTGGACTTGTTATCCGAAGTTCATTTTTTCTAAGACTGGTTTGTTCGACTTTCACTTTAATCGGCATCGGCCAATCAGCATCATCACTGCCATTCAAGGTGCGGTATTTTAGATTTTGATTAACTTTTCGACTAATAAAAACGGTTACCTGCATAAGTGGATTCGGGTTATTATCTTTGTTGTATTCTTCTGTAAGCCTGCACAGGGCCGACCAATAATATTGTTTTTGCGAGTCCGTATCAGTTGACGGATATGCAAATTCGTTAAGGTTTGTGTCTTTGTGCCTTGCTGCTGGAAATACATCGTCCAACGCCGTAAACGTAACAGGCGTCAATTTATCTGTTCTTAGTTTAGATTTAGAGATGTCTATATCATCGGTGTAATCAATCAAATCGCCTAATGCATAGATTTTTATTTTTGCAAAAGCTTCGTCGGCTACTATTGCAGCGATGGTTTCCTCGGTTGCCATTGTAGAGAAATGAATGGCGACCGGAAATACACCGGCTATAAAAAGCATTCCGATGACAAGCACACCGATGGCTAATAAAATTTCAGTGAGAGAAAAACCATTTTTCATTTTGCCTCCTTTCAGATGTCCCTTGTTAACCACTTCCACAGGTAACAAACAATAATCGGCACGGCCAACAAAATGCCGACCCACCACCATTGATTCAGAAACTCATTGTATTCGAGTTTATATAGAAAATCTTGTATCCTATCCATTTGACCTCTTTTCTCTGAAAACCTTGTTCACACCATATATTATAACTGGAAAATCCAAAAATTACAAGTTTTTTTTCTGCTGCAAATCCTTATTTTAGCGTAGGTTACAAGAATATGCAAAAAATTTTCAAAAAAACCGTATTTTTCGCTTGTATTTTTCCGACATAAGTTTTATACTACTCGTAGTAATTAGAGAATAAAAATGGAAACGACCGGCACAATATCAAGAAAATTGAAAGTCGACCTTGACGCGGTTTCGTACGCAATCCGCAAGTTAGCTATCAAACCGATAGCACGGGCAGGAATCGTACGAATCTTTCCGGACAACACGCTTAGCAAAGTAAAAACGTTTCTGAAAAACAAACGAAAGAAGTTGACAAGTAAATAGAGTTATATATCATCGAGGACATCGGTCGCACCTATGACGTCGTTTTGACTCCAATGCAAATAGTCCTCTGTCTGTTTTACCGATGCGTGTCCGAGCAATTTTGAGATGGTATATATACTGACCTTTTTACGCCGTAAGCGGTCAGCAAAAAAGTGTCTGAACGAATGAGGTCCGGCAATCGGGATACCGGCTTTTTTACTGATTCGCTTACAGAGATAATATAAGGTGTAGATAGTGAAGCTCTTTGAAAATTTTATATCGGATTTGTGTTTGAGCAGGATTGCTTGACACGTCTTATTGAGAGATATCATTCGTTGTTTTCGGCCTTTACCGGTAACGGTTAAAGCAGTGTTGTTAAGATTTATGTTACCGGGATTCAAGCCGCAGAACTCCGAAGCTCGCAAGCCGGTATTAGCCAAGAATCGAATTATATCGCCATCGATTGAGTCGCAGACTTGAAGGATTTTTTGATATTCATCCTCGGTCAAGATTCTTTGTTTCGGCGGAGCCTCCGGTAATTTTCGAATTTTCCGTGCCGGTGACGATATATTGTGCCACTCTTCGAGATAACGACAAAAACTTTTGATGGTAGCAATATGATGATTTACACTTCGATTAGTAAGATTTTGCAGAGATGAAAGATACCGCTCAATATGTTCAGGGGTAAGGTCGTCAACATCTTCTGGAAGATATTCATTAAAGCGATGAAGGATAGTCCGATAAACTCGATATGTATGTACTGAATATCTACGTTCGATGTATTGTAAAAACCTTTGAATGGCCTCAACGGAAAAAAACGTCCCTGTTTGCTGTTTCGAAATCGGTTTTATCAATTTGACGTTCTAAAAATCCACGAGCACGGCAAGCCAAGCCCCGAAGTAGTATTTTAATATCCGTTAGTTCATTTAGCAATCCTTTTCTTTAATTTTTACTGATAATTGTTGGTTATCAGTAAAACCCCTATTTTGCCTATTATAACAAAAAGTTTCAAAAAATACAAGAAAAAAATCAAACACAAACCAATAGAGCAACGGGGGCATTCGTAATCCGGTTAACGTGAGCAATTCCGTTATACGGTGTACCTGTTAGTGAAGTGAGCAAATTACAGAGCAAACAGGATTGAAAATTCAATAGTCGGGACGTTATAGCAGTTCCAATAATAGACCGAGAGGGACACGGCAAGGTGTTCTACCGGACGTAATTGTGGGCGTCGGCGGGAAGCGAGAAAACGCAGCTAATTATCAAAAAGGTGCTATCGGACACCAGCAAGCACGGGATACTGGGAGGACAAATCAAAAACACTTGCTCTATTGGATTTTCGATTTGAGTTGCCAAAGTCCGTCAAAACGCTGGCAGATTACAAGATAAAGTCACGCACAAGGAGATAGTTTATAAATCAGCAACCGCCCGTATGAACTACGATATTTTTATCGTACGTGACATCATAGTCACGGGGCGGATTCTATCGTTCAAAACTTTTTTCAACCACTTTTAAGGAGCTATAAGATGGTACAAATATCAGAACAGACAAATTGGGAAGTCGAAGATAGGTACGGTCAATTCCGTGCCAATCGAATTATCGGAACGGACGGGTCACCGACCGGTTATTCGATGGTTTATTCTTATGCTCCGAAAAAATCGGAGTGGGACATTGAGGTTCCCGTCAGCGACCAATATCAACCGGTCAGCACAGAGATGCTTGTCGACTTAGTACGGTCTCGATTCAGTTCCGAATTGATAGGGCAAGAGCACGTGAGATACGGAACGAGTCGGGCGTACCAACAGGTCTCAATTACTCTCGAACGTGATGGTATCGATTTGGGACTTGCCCCGGATAGGCGTACTGATAAGACACGGTTCGGACGATTTGACGACCGCGATATTTGG